AAGCATGTGTTGAATTATGTTGAAAGAATGATAGTCAAAAAGTTGAACATTCAAGAGAAACCCACCCCTATGATTAGAGCCTGGTGGACGGTGACTGGCCGTAAGTATGGTTTGATTGAGAAACGGACTGGTTTTCTAAAGAAACAGACTTATTATGCCGTTGGTAAACAGGGCAATGTTGTTGGCGAAGTCCCAGCTGGTCTTGTTGATTTGATTGGTTGGGGAGCAGCTATTACAGGGTCTGCTGCTCTTATTGCTGGTGCTATCTTTGGGACGTATGCTGTTGTGTCAAGATTGTTTGGTAAGGAGAGTGGTGAAAAAGACAAAGCTGAAGATGTGGCTCCAAATGGAAGTGTTGCTTCATCTAGTCCAGGAGATTATGGACTCATGTCAAAAGCTGCCAGGGGATACTTTGCCCGGAATAAAGTTGAGACTGTTAAATATCAGAGTGAAGTCACACCAGTCGATGACGATGCGATCAATCTAGTGAAGGAAGCCATGGTTGACGTTAGCGTTGCTAATGTTTTTGGAACTCACTCGCTGAAAGGTATGTTTGTCAAAAGTCGGAGACTACTAATGCCGACGCACATCTTGGCTACAATGGAAAAGTCTGTGTGGGAGACTGCTGTTGTTACGGTTGGAGGCTACGATTTGCGCATGAAACGACAAGTGCCCGTGTATGAAACCGTCAAGTTTATGTTGAGGGATTGCCACCTGGCTATTTGCCATGTTGATGGCAAAGTTCATGATTTTGCGATGATCAACGTACCTTTGCAGGTCCGTGCCTTCCGAGATTTGACTCCACACTTTACTGACCATCAAATTCCCGGTAGTTTTTGGGGTCGTTTTGTTAGTAGTGGTGATGATATACGTATGTTGTTTGAGACTACTGTCGGTAAACCTTTGAGAGCCCCTAAGAATGATATTGAACAGATTTGGAATAACTATTACTTGACTTCATCTTGTTTGGGTGAAGGAAAGTGTGGAACTGTGGCGGTGGATCTGAGACCTGGAATAAAAGGAAAGATTTTTTCTGTTTTTGCAGCGACCCGTTATACTACTGCAGAGGCTGTGTGGCTTCCCATTACCAAATCGGTTGTGGAATCTTTAATGGACCAGGTCCCGGATGTTGATTGGCCAGAAGAGGTACCCTATGACAAGCCTGAAACTATGGCATGGTGTAAGCTTGGTACCTTTGGAGAAGATGTCAATCGAGTGGCGGCCTGTAAACAGCCGAGGCTCCAGTCTTCTGAGATTGTGGAATCAAAATTGCGCGGGATTATTGGTGTTACCAATAGGGCGCCTGCTGTTCTTAATAAGAAGGATGTTAGGTGGGATGCTATCAGAAAGGCAAATAAGATTAAATCTAACGATCCTATGGTCGAAGCCCAAAGCAAAAATGCCCGTCTGCCGACCAAAGATTTTGAACAGCCTGCATTTGACGAGGCCAAGAAAGAGGTGCTTAAGTTTTTGCGCGGGCATTATGATGAATTTGGTACTAAAGGTGTGGCACCCATTGAGATTGAAGAAGCCGTGTCTGGTCGGAGAGTCTTTGGTGAGGATGGTAGTTTTAAATATGATGGTCTTGAACCAGTTAAGAAATACACTGCTCCGGGACTACCATATTCGGAGGAAGGCCTGACCAGAGAGGATCTGCTTGAGGAAGATGAGTATGGTGTTTTGAGGCCAAATGCGCGCTTACGGAAGGATGTTAATGACATCATCGAGATGGCCAAGAAAGGGAAACGTAGGTTTGTGGCGACTAAAACCAGTCCCAAGGATGAATTGTTGAAGTCTGAAAAGATTGCTAAAGGACGTGTTCGCACAATACAGTTCTTTGGCTTGGATTTCGTTGTGGCCTGTCGTATGTATGGATGTGAGTTTGAGTTGTTTCTTAAGCGTGCTAGAAAGAAGATTGGCATACATATGGGAATCAATCCGGAGAGTTCGGATTGGGACGAGCTGGCGAAAACGTTGACTAGAGATGGATTTGACAAAATTTTTGCTGGCGATTATGATGGATATGATGGAACTCTAACGGCACAAGTCATGTCGTTACTCATGGAAGCACAAAATGAATATTATGCATATATGGGTAGCTGCACTGAAGAGGAC